CGAGGTGCAGGCCCGGCACGGCTTCGACGCCGCCACGCTCTCGCACTGGTGCGACCCGGCGGAGACCAACGGGCGCCGCATGCCGGTCACCGCGCTGCACGAGATCGCGGCAGGGTCCGATCCGGCGGCGCTGGTCGTCGCCCGGCATTACGCCGCCATGGCCGGCGCGGAGGTGCGCGAGCTGGGCGCCGACGACGGCACGCTCTCGGCCGCCGTCGCGGCCGTGCTTCGCCTGGCGGGGGAGATCGGGGCGCACATGGTCGAGGCGACGGACCCCCGGGGGCCGGGCGGCGCCGGGATCACGCCCGCCGAGGCCCGCCGCCTGCAGCTCGACCTCGACGACGCGGCCGAGGCCATCGCCGCCGCCCGCGCCCACCTGACCCGGGAGGCGTCGTCGTGACCGCTCCCGCCCGTCATCCTCTCCGGCCCGCGTCCGTCCCCTCGGCGCCGGTCGGTGCGCGCCCCGCCTGCCTGACCCCCTCGGCGGCGGGGCGCGATCCTTTTCCCTGTGCGCGCGAGGTGGCTGTCGCCTCCCTCGGTACGGGCGTGCAGGGCGACTGCGGCCGGGCGTGCGCGCCCGGCCGCGATTTCCAGTTGCCGGCTGGGCGCCTCCCTGCCTGGTCGGCGGCGGCGGAGGGCAGCCACGCGGGCGCCCGCGAGGCCAGCGACACGGCCCCCGCCGCCACCAACGCCGGGGTGGTGACGTTGCTGGACCGGGCTGCTAAGGTTGCCTTCCTGTCGGACTTGCCCGCTGGCCGCTCACCTCGCGGTCGGTGGGCGCTTTTCGGTCAGGAATCTCTCCGAGAAATTTTGTGTTGCGCGGCATGCCCGCTCACGCAAACACTGTTCGGGCTGTCGCGCCTGGGCCTGCGACCCCAGCTTGGCGGCAAGGGACGGCTTGCCTGCCGCCGTCCCGAGAGCGGCCCGTGTCTTCAGTGTGGGGGGGGCACGGGTCGTCTCACGGCTGAGCGTCCGCGCCTTCGGCCCCGAGGCTGGCGTCATCACCACATCCTTTCCGGGCGCGGCCCGGTCACGAGGTCCCGGCCCGGCGGCCGGGCGTCCGCCGGGTGGTTGCCCGGCTCCTCCCTGTCGAAACTGCCCGCCGGTCGGCCCCTGCGCCGCCGGCGTGCCTCTTCGGGGTAGCGCAATGGCCTGGGTCAAGACCTGTCGGGACTGCGAGCAGACCTTCGCGTCGGGGGAGATCGACCGAAAGGGGCGGTGCGGCGCCTGCCGCACGGCGGCCGCGGCCGAGATCGCCTCGCGTGCGGCGGTCGAGCTGGACCGGACGGTCCGGGCGCATGAGGTCGCGGTGCCGCTCGCCCCGGAAGACCGTCGGACGCTGGAGGAGATCTGCAGCGCCGGGGGTTGGTCGTCGCTGCGCGACCTGGTGGGATCGATCGTGCACGAGGTCTGCGCCGACGATCGGGCCGCGGAGACTGCGGAATGAGCGGGCCGGCGCCGTCCGCCCGGGGGCTGTTTCGAGCCACCGGCAAGGTGTCGACTGCGACGGCTCCACGCGAGACGCACGACTTTTACCCGACCCCGCCCGAGCCCACGCGAGCCCTGTTGAGGGCGGAGGCGGTGCGGCTGGCCGGGTTCTCTGCGATCTGGGAGCCGGCCGCCGGAGACGGCGCGATGGTTCGGGAGATCGTCGCGGCCGGCCATCGCTGCATCGGGTCGGACCTGGTCGATCGCGGATGCGGCGCTGAGATCCGGGATTTCTACGCCTTCGAGGCCGCGCCCGCGCCGGCGATCATCACCAACCCGCCGTATTTCGAGATCAACGCGCGCGACGGCCGTGGCCGCTGGGTCGAGCATGCCCTCGGCGCCCTCGACGTCGATTACATGGCCGTGCTCCTGAACTGGAACTGGTTCTGCGCCGCGGGGCTGGACTCGGTGCTGCGGCGCTGGCCGCCGGCGCGGGTCTACGCGGTCTGCTGGAAGGTGGACTTCACGGGGGCCGGCGCACCGCCTATGAACTCGGCCTGGGTGGTCTGGGACCGCGCGGTCAGAGCCTCCGCTCCGCAGCTTCTGAGGCTCCATCGGAACGACGATGCCCGCCAGTCGGACCTCTTTCCGGGAGGCCGGCAATGAACGCGCCCGAGTTCCTCGCCCAGGCCGCTGCCGAGATGGCGGACCGCGCCCGCACCTATGACCAGCCGCAGGGCGAGCGGTCCATGGCGAAGACCGTCGCGATGTTCAACGCCGCGGAGGGCCTCGCCCTGACCGAGGCGCAGGGCTGGCGGTTCATGGTCTGCCTCAAGTACGCGCGCGCCACGCAGGGCGAGCATCGGGACGACAACTATACCGACGGCGTGGCCTACTTCGGCCTCGCCGGCGAGGCCGCCGCCCGCGCGAGCAAGGATCGGGGCCTGCGTGATGACGGATGATCCCGAAGGCTTCCGCCACCTGGGCGGCGTGGCGGCGCAGCTGGTAGCGACCGCGCAGCTCGCCCGCATCGCCCGCCTCCACGCGGAGCGGCGCGCCCCCGACCTCGGCGATGGCGAGGGGCCCGTCGACGCGCCTGCCGCTGCGGGTGGCAGCCGCGCCGCGGACAGCGCCGGGCGGGCCTGATGGGGTACGATCTGGATGAGGTCCGGGCCCTCGCGCCCATCGAAGCCGTGATCGGTCGCCACGTCGACTGGGACCGCGGAAAGACGCGGGCGGCGAAGGGCGAGTTCTGGGCCTGCTGCCCGTTCCACGCCGAGCGCTCCCCCAGCTTCAAGGTCGACGCGCAGCGCGGGTTCTTCCGGTGCTTCGGCTGCGGGGCCAAGGGCGACCTGTTCAGCTTCGTGATGCAGATGGACGGCGTGGAGTTCGCCGAGGCCGTCCGACGCCTGGCCGAGGGCGCCGGCGTCGACGCCGAGGGCGAAAGCCCGGCCGAGCGGCAGGCGCGGCGCGAGGCGCAAGCCCGGCGCCGCGCCGAGGCGCAGGCTCGCGAGGCCCTGGACCGCGCGGGCCGCATCGAGGGCGCGGCCGAGATATGGGCGGCCGCCCAACCCGACCACCCGTTGTTGGCCGCCTACCTCGCGGCCCGGGGCGTCCTGGTCGATGCGATCCGCGATCGGACCGGGGCCCTGCCGGCCACGCTGCGCCTGCACCCGGACCTGCCGTTCTGGGCGCGCCGGAAGGGAGCCTCGCGGCCGGAGATCCTGCACAGCGGCCCGGCGATGATCGCCCGCATCGGCCGCGAGGGACGGTTCCGCGGCGTGCACAGAACCTGGATCACCGAAACCGGCCGGGCGAGGGTCGGCGGGCGGAAGCTCGACAAGCGCATGCTGGGCGAGGTGAAGACCTTCGGCGTCCGCTTCGGCCGCCCCTCGGCGCGCATGGTCGCCGGCGAGGGCATCGAGACGACCCTGTGCGTGTGGTCGCGCCTGCTCGCCCGCGGGGAGACGGACTGGTCCGCCGAGGCGGCGCTGTCGCGCGACGCGCTGGCCGGGCCCGGGCTCGACCACGTCGGCGAGCGGCGGATCAACCCCGTGACCGGCCAGCCATGGCCCTCGGCCTTCCCGGATTTCGAAGAAGAGGCGTGGTTCGCGCCCGAGGTGGTCGACGAGCTGGTGCTGCTGGCCGAGGGGAGCGCGAAGGACCCGGTCACGGCCGAGATCCTGACGCGCCGGGCTGAGCGCCGACACCGGGTCCGCCCCAGCGGCGCAGCGCGCATCTGCACCAGCCGCCTGCCGGGCGGGCGTTGGGATTCCGACCTCGACTTCGCCGACCTGGCGGCCGCCGAGATCGAGGCGGGGGAGCGAGGGGGAGGGTCGCGTGGAAGATGAGGGGAACCCTGGCGGCGCGATGGGCGACTTCGACGCCGGGCCGCCGGAGCACGAGGCGGATATCCTGACGCGGGCGCGGTTGCCGCGGACCGACGTCGGCAACGGGCGGCGCCTGCGCATGGCGCATGGGGACTCGGTCCGATATGTGCCCGGCCGCGGCTGGATCGTCTGGAACGGGCGCATCTGGGAGGCCGAGTTCGGCGACACGGCGATCCTGTCGGTCGGCGAGACGCTGCCCGACCTCGTGCTCGCGGAGGCGGCCGCGCTCGCCGAGGGGCCGGTCTCGAAACACGAGATCGCCGAGTGGCTGAAGGACAACGACAGCGACGACCAGGCGGCGGCGCGCAAGGCGATCAAGTCGGCCCGGAAGAAGACCCATGCCGGCTGGGCGAAGACCTGCGGGGCGCTCGCGCGGATCAATGCCGCCCTGACCCTGCTGCGGGATCACTGCCGCGCCCGGGTGATCGACCTCGACGCGAAGCCCTTCTCGGTCACGGCGCAGAACGGCGAGATCGACCTCGAGGCGCTGGCCGGGGTGGACCTCGGCGCCCGCGCCACGGCCGACCCCGATGACCCGGACGACGTCGCGGCCGTCGAACGCGAGATCAGGGAAGCCCTGGCGGCGGCGCAGCGGCCCTTCGACAAGGCCGGGCTGTCGACCCGGATGCTGGGCTGCGACTTCGATCCCTCGGCCGAGGCGCCGCGCTGGCGCAGGTTCCTCGAGATCGCCCTTCCCGACCCCGAGATGCGCGCCTTCGCGCAGCGGCTTGCGGGCTACCTCCTGTCGGGCCGAAACGAGGCGCAGATCGCGCTCGTGCTCCTGGGGCCGGGCGGGAACGGCAAATCGACGTTCATGGCCGGCTTGTCCCGCGTGCTGGGAACCTACGCCGCCGCCTGCCGCATCGAGATGTTCCTCGAGTCCCGGACGGCGACGCAGGGCCCCACGCCCGAGGAGGCGATCCTGCCGGGCGCGCGGGCCTATCCCGCCTCCGAGCCCGAGCCCGGGGCGACGCTGAGCTCATCGAAGATCAAGGGCATGACCGGCGGGGAGCGCCGACTCGCCCACGCCAAGGGCAAGGATCCTTTCGAGTGGCTTCCCCAGGGCGTCCCGATCCTGAGCTTCAACAAGGTCCCGCGCATCACCGACGAGTCCGACGGCATGTGGCGGCGGCTGACCTTCCTGCCGTTCGGGGTCTACCTGCCGGCGCTGCCGGGCGACCAGCGGGTCAGCCCTGCCGAGATGGAGCGCATCGTCGACGCCGAGGCGTCCGGCATCCTCAACTGGATGGTCGAGGGCTGGATCGCCTACCGCGCCTCGGGCCTGGCCCCGCCGGCCGAGGCCGATGAGATCAAGGCGCGCCAGCGGGCCCTGGCCGACCCCATCGGCGAGTTCCTGGCGGACTGCACGGTGTCCGAGCCCGCCACGTCGCTGCAGTCGTCGGAGATGCACAAGGTCTTCGAGAAGTGGTGCGAGGCGAACGGCACCCAGCCGCATTCCATCGTCAAGTTCTCCAAGACGCTCCTCGACAAGGGGTTCGTCCGGTCGAAGGTCCGGGGCGTGAACGTCTGGCGCTTCCTCGCCTGGAACCCCTCCGACGACGTCTGGCAGCTCCGCCTGAAGGCCGACCCGGAGGCGCGGCCATGACCCCCCGCACCGTCATCGACGCCGGGGGAGCGTGGGGGAGGGTTGGGGCGCAACTCTCCCCTGAACCCTCCCCCGGAGCCTCCCCCCGGCAGGGCGCCCGGGCCGCGGCAGCGGCGACGCGCGCCGTGAAGCCTTGCGAACTCTCCCCACCCTCCCCCAACCCTCCCCCGGTTTCGACGCGAATAAGCGTTGAGGATCAACGACCCGGGGGAGGGTGGGGAGGATGGGGAGGGTTGCCCTGTGCGCATCTATCCGCCCGCACCACGTCCTTAAGAGGGAAATATACTATGAGCAGGAAAAACCCTCCCCACTCTCCCTCTCTCCCCCAGGGGCCATCCGTCGACTGGTCAGCCGCCTACGGCGTTCGCGTCGCGCCGCAGGAGGTCGCGCTCGCGAAGCACGTCGAGCGGGTGATGACCGGCGCGCGCGACCGGCTCGACGGCCCGCTCAACGACGTAGGGCCGCGCGGCCCGGCCCGGCCCGAGCTGCGGCGCGAGGAGGTCGAGGTCGCGGCCTATGATCCCGCGGCGCGGGTGATGAAGACCACCACCCAGCAGGTGATGCGCCGCGCGCCTGCGCGGGTGCTGCGGGGCCTGCCGGACGGCTGCCAGGCCGCGGCCCGCGAGTACGAAGGGCTCGTTGAGCGGATCGCCTCGATCCGCGGCCCGGGCGACGGCCGAGGCGGCGGGGTGAGCGACGGCGGCGCGACGACCCGCTGCGCCTGGGCGGAGCGGCTGCGCACCTGGGAGGCGGTGATCGGGCAGGAGGTGGTGATCGCCCAGCGGGGCGTGCACGCCCATGCCGACCGCGGGCGACGGGCGATCACGCGGCTCGACGTGGTGCGGGCCGTGGTGCTCGACGGGAAGGGGACCGGCGACGTGCTGGCGCGGTTCGGGTGGTCGAGGCTTGCGGCCAACCAGGTGGCCGTCCGCGAGGCTCTGTGCGAGGCGTTGATGGACCTCGCCGAGCATCTGGGACTGGCCGACCCACGGGCGCGACGACGGGCTTGACGAGAACATCACATTCAACGTAGCTTCCTCGCCATGCTGTAGAACCGCGCCCGGATGGCTCCCGCCGCCCGGGCGCGTCTCGTTCAAGCCCCCGCCATCGGAGATCGACCATGTCTCGCGTGACCTTGTCCGGGCCGCCGGGCAGGCCGATCACCGGCCGCGGGATCGGCGGCAACACCCGTTTCGCCATGGCGCAGGCTCTGACCTACGCGGCGAAGGACATGGAGGCGGAGGCCAAGCGCGAGCTGCGGCTGAACCTCCACAACCCGTCGAGCTACACGCTCAACGCGTTTCGCGTGAAGCCGGCGACCAAAACCGACCTTACGGCGGCACTGCTGCCGAAGGACGGCGCAGGCAAGTCCGTGTCGGCGTGGAAGTATCTGATCCACATGGAGACCGGAGGGCTGCGCGCGGCGAAGCGGTTCGAGGCGGCGTTGATCCGGGCGGGGATCTTGATGCAGGGGCAGCGGGTCGTGCCGGCCGATGGCGGGACATTCGATGTCGAGGGCCGCAACTTGGGCGGCCGCTACACGAAGCTGCTGTCGCAGCTGCGCGCGTCGTCCGATCCCTTCCAGAACGCCAGCCTGAGCAACATCCGCAAGGGGAAGTCAGGTCGCCGGAAGAAGTCGGCCTACTCGGCATGGGTTCAGCGAAACGACGCAGGCGTGCCCATCGCCATCTGGGATCGAGGCTCCTACTCGGCAGCGCGCCGAGACGGGTCGACTGTGCGCCTGTATGGGGCGCGGCCAGCGCTGCTCATCGTGAACGGCGCTCGCTACGGAGACCGGCTCGACATCCAGGAGCGGGCCGAAGCAGAGGCCAAGCGGCGAGTGCCAGTGCATTTCGGCGCGGCGTTCACGCGAGCCCTCGCCGGCATGGGGCTGCCTCCGGTTTCGAGGGCCTGACTTTCGCCAGAGTGGCGAAAACGTAAATGAAATCAGCGTCTTGACGCCGCGAAGCGGGTCCTTCCGCCCGGATCCAGCACGCGGGATATTCGAACCCCGGTTCTCGCAACTTTGTTCAGTGTGGCAAGGGGTTAGGTTGGGGTTGGGGTTGATGTTGGACGGCGACGATCAGGTCGATCCGGCCCGGTACCCTCTTCCCGAGGGCGTCCAGGACGCGACCGTCAACAAGGGCCAGCTCGCTGAGGCGTTCGCCGTCTCGGAGACCACGGTCGACAAGTGGCTGCGCAAGGCGGGGTTCCCGATCCTCGAGGGCGGCGCCAATGGAGTTGCCTACAAGTTCCAGTTGTCCGACGTCTGGGCCTGGCGCGAGGCGCAGAAGGCGCAGACCCGCGCCGAACAGGCCGCGACGAACGACGCGGTGCGTCAGCTGCGCATGCTGCTGCTCAACGTCGACGACGGCTCCGAGGCCGCCCAGCTCGGGCCGAAGGAGCGCCGGGACGAGTACGCGGCCGAGGCCCAGTACCTGGTCACGGCCCGCCAGCGGCGGGAGGTGGTTCCGACCGTCGAGGTGCTGGCGCTGCTGGAGTCGATCTTCGGCCTTGTGCGCGACGGGCTCGACGCTCATCCGGACCGCATCGCGCGGGAGCTCGGCCTCGACGGAACCGCGACCGAGAAGCTGGTCCGGCTGAACGACGAGCTGCTCGGCTCGCTGCGCGCACGTATCGCCCAGGAGCACCTTGGCCCAAAGCCGGACCGTCTCGTCTGATGGGGCTTCTGGACTTCAAGGGGTATCGGGAGGCTGATGGAAAGCTCCCCCGGCATCCGAGCATGGCGGAGCTGCTGGAGGAGACGCTGCCGGCGCTGACCCCGCCGTCGCGGATCACGGTGGACGAAGCGGCGGCGAAGTCGCGGATGACCCGCGTCGGCCTGTCCTGGCTGCCGTGGGACAACGCGGCGGCTCCCTACATGATCGAACCGCAGCGGATGGTCACCTCGCGGCGCTACGCCGTGGTCTGCTTCGTTGGACCCGCGCAGAGCCTGAAGACCTCTGCGCTGATCGAGAACCCGATCGCCCACGCCATCACCTGCCAGCCTCGGCCGGTTCATGTGGTGCAGATGGACCGCAACGCGGCTCGCGAGTTCTCAATCGAGAAAATCGGGCCGATGATCCGACGCTCGCCCGAGCTGATGGAGCGCCAGGCGCTGGGAAAGGGCGCCGACAACACGTTCGACAAGGTCTTTCGGGGCGGAATGCGGCTCTCCATCGGCTGGCCCGTTGTGAGCCAGCTCTCCAGCCGCGCGATTCCGCTGGTGCTGCTGACGGACTACGATCGCATGCCCGAGAACGTCGAGGGGGAGGGCTCGCCCCTGGCTCTCGCGCGCAACCGCCCGAAGACCTTCGGGTCGCTCGGCAAGGTAGTGGTCGAGGGGTCGCCGGGCCGCCCGATCGAGCGCGAGGACTGGACGCCCGACGGCCCGCACTCGGCGCCGCCGACGTCGGGGATCCTGGATGTCTACGAGGGCGGCACGCGGGCGCGCTGGTACTGGCGCTGCCCTGACTGCACGGAGCTGTTCGAGCCTCGGCTCGACCGACTCGACTGGCCCGAGGACGCCGCCTCTCCGGCGGAGGCCGGGCGGCGCACGGTGATGGTCTGCCCCTGCTGCGGATCGGTGATCCCGCCGGGGATGAAGATGGCGCTGAACGCCGGCGGCGTCTGGATGCACGAGACGCGAGACGGGAGCATCGCCCCGCTCGGAGATGAGACCCGGGAGAGCGACGTCGTCAGCTACTGGCTCCAGGGGCCGTCGGCGGCGCTGTCGTCTTGGGCCGACCAGGTGACTCAGTATCTGAAGGCCCGCCAGGTCGCTGAGAAGGGTGGCGACGAGAACAACCTGCAGACGGTGCTCAACACGCAGTTCGCCATGCCGCACCGCCCGCTGGCGATGCGGGACGAGGCCGGGCTCGATGCGAACAGGCTGCGGGAGTCGGCCGAGCCGCGGCCGCTGGGTGTCGCGCCGGTCGAGGCGCGGTTCCTGACCGTAGCTGTCGACATCCAGGCGAACCGCTTCGTCGTGCAGGTCGATGCCTGGGGCCCGGATCTCGAACGTTGGCTGATCGACCGCTTCGACCTGTTCACGCCGCCGGCGGATGCGCCCGGCGCCGCCGCCCGCGCGCTCGATCCGGCGCGCTACGCGGAAGACTGGGCCGTGCTCGTCCCGCTTCTCGACCGGGTCTGGCCGGTCGAGGGGTCCGATTGGGGGCTGATGCCGGTCGGCGTCGCCTATGACAGCGGCGGCGCTCCGGGCGTCACCGAGAACGCCTACCGCTTCTGGCGGGCGCGTCGGAAGGAAGGCCGCGGCAAGGAATGGCGCCCGGTGCGGCCTCGCGGCGGGCTCAACCTCACCGACCGCGCCTGGCTCGAACGGCCCAAGCGGGGCCATGGGGGGCGCAAGGCCGCGAGCGACGTGACCCTGCTGTACGTGGCGACGGACCGGCTCAAGGATGCGGTCTCGGCCCAGCTGCTGCGCGCGGATCCCGGCGTCGCCGCACACCACCTCTCGTCGGCGCTGCCGACGGAGGTCTTCGACGAGATGGCGGCGGAGCGACGCACGGCGAAGGGCTGGGAGCTGAAACCGGGCGTGCGACGCAACGAGGCGCTGGACCTCGCCGGGTACGGTCTCGGCCTGGTGCTCACGCTCGGCGGCGAGAAGATCGACTGGAACCGGCCGCCGGCCTGGGCGGCGGAGCTGCGGTTCAACCGCCGGGCCGTGAACCTGGCGACGCAAGCGCAAGAGGCCGCGCCGGCCTCCGAGGCTGCTCCACGAGCGACGCCGCCGCCGCGCAAGCGGACGGCGCGACGCGGCGGCGTCGAGATCCCGCTCCGCCGGGACTGGATCTAGGGAGGATCGCCGATGGCGACGCTCAGCGAAGAGATCGCGACCCTGAAATCCGCGATCCGTCGCGGCGTGAAGCAGGTCTCCTACGATGGCCAGACGGTCACCTACCGATCGCTGGCGGAGATGCGGTCGACGCTGGCCGAGATGGAACGCGAGGCCGGCCTGACGTCGAAGCCCGCCGACGGCGGGCGCTTCTATCCGACCTACAGCAAGGGCGTGTGATGAACCTCTTCGATCGCGCGCTCGCCGCGGTGAGCCCGGAGCTCGGCTTGCGTCGAGCCCGGGCCCGGGCCGGTATCGCAGCCCACGAGCGCGTCGCGCAGATGAACTACGACGCGGCGACGCCGGGGCGGCGAGCGTCCAGCCTGCGGGCGAATGCCGGCGACGCCGACCTGGCCGCCGCTCGCCGGGCGCGGCTCGCGTACATCTCGCGGGACATGATCCGCAATTCGCCGTTCGCGGTTCGGGCGCAGACGGTGATCGCGAACAACGTCGTCGGCGATGGGATCGTGCCCGGAATCGTCGGTTCGGCACGGGCGAAGAAGCGGGGCATGGAGCTGATCCGGGCCCATCTCGACACGGTCGCGATCGACGCCGACGGGTTGAACAACCTCTACGGCCTCCAGCGCCTGGCGATGAACTGCATCGTCGACAGCGGGGAGGTCCTGATCCGCCGCCGCCGTCGGCGCCTCTCGGATGGGCTGCCGATGCCCTTCCAGATCCAGGTGATGGAGCCCGACTTCCTCGACACGCGGTTCGACGGCCGGACGCCGGCGGGCAACACGGTCCGCGAAGGCATCGAATACGACGATCTCGGCCGCCGGGTGGCTTACCACCTGTTCCGCCACCACCCGGGCGCCGTGGGGCGCTTCGGGGCGTTCCTGTCCCCGGAGTCGCGGCGCGTGCCAGCCTCGGAGGTTCTGCACGTCTTCCGCCAGGACCGGCCCGGGCAGATGCGAGGCGTCAGCTGGTACGCGCCGGTGGCGCTTAAGCTGCAGGACAACGACGACCACCTCGATGCGCAGCTGATGCGCCAGAAGATCGCCGCCTGCTTCGCGGCCTTCATCTACGCCGACGACCCGGACGAGGCGCTCGAGGACCAGGTCGGCGCGACGCTGGCGCCCGGCGCGATCCAGACCATCGGAACGGGGAAGAAGATCGAGTTCTCGAAGCCGCCCGGCGTCGAAGGCTTCGACGCCTTCACGGCGACGGTGCTCCGCTCGATCGCGGCGGGCATGGGCATCACCTACGAGTCGCTGGTCGGCGACCTGAGCCAGGTCAACTACAGCTCGGCGCGCATGGGACGGCTCGAGATGGACCGAAACGTCTCGTCCTGGCAGTGGCTGATGATGATCCCGCGGATGATGGCGCCGTTCGCCGGCTGGTTCCTCGAGGCGTGGGAGGCGCTGGAGGAGCGGCCGCTCCCCGCCGGCGTCGGCTTGACGTGGACGCCGCCGCGGCGGGTGATCGTGGATCCGTCGAAGGAGATCAAGGCCATGGGCGAGGAGGTCCGTCACGGCTTCCGGTCGCGCCAGGCAGTGGTGCGCTCGCTCGGCTACGACCCCGAGGAGGTCGACCGGGAGATCGCCGAGGACAACGCCCGTGCGGACGAGCTCGGCCTCGTGCTCGACAGCGATCCGCGCAAGGGCAAGGCCGGCGCGGAGCCGGCGGCGGCCGCCGCTCCGGCGGCTGAAGACGGGTCGGGCTCGACCGACTGACCACCATCGGAGGATCGGGGATGGATGACGACGATGATCTGATCGTCGGCGGCGAGCTCGTGCTGTCGGGCTATGTCGGCGACGATTTCTGGGGCGACGGCTTCACTTACGGCGGCGTGGTCCGTGCCCTCGCGTCGCTCGGCGCGGGACCGGTGACTGTGAGGCTGAACTCGGGCGGAGGCATCGCCACCGACGGCCAGGCGATCTACGCCGCGCTGAAGGCGCACCCCGGCCGGATCACGATCCGGATCGAGGGCGTCGCGGCCTCGGCTGCGTCGCTGATCGCCATGGCCGGCGACGAGATCGTGATGTCGCTGGGCGCGATGATGATGATCCACGACCCCTCGGGCATCACCTGGGGCACGGCCGAGGATCACCAGCGGTCGGCGGACATGCTCGACAAGATGGCCGACAACTACGCGGCGGTCTACGCGGCGCGCTGCGGCAAGGCCCCCGACGAAGTGCGCGCGCTGATGCGCGAGGAGATCTGGCTCACCGCCCAGGAGGCGGCGGAACAGGGCTTTGCCGACCGCGTCGAGGACGACGCGGAGGCCGGCCTCGCGGCCGTCGCCGCCTTCGATTTCAACGTCTACGCCCATGCGCCGCGCGAGTTGGTGCGCATGAGCAACGAGAAGGGCTGGGTGTTCCAGTCCGAGAACCGGGCCGCCGCGGCCCATCACAAGGAGGGCGCCATGCCTGACGATCCCAAGCCGGCGGCGAAGACCCCCGCCGCACCCACCGCGCCCGCGAAGACGCCGGCGCCCGCGCCTGCGATGTCCGCCGAGGACATCTCCAGGGCCACCGCCAAGGCGGCGGCCGAGGCCGTCGAGATGGAGCGCAAGCGCGCGGCCGGCATCCGCGAGATCGTCGCGAAGGCGAAGATCCCCGCCGCGATGCGGACCTCGCTCGAAGCGGAGCTGATCGACAGCGGCGCCACGCTCGACAAGGCCCGCGAGCGGGTGATCGACGCATGGGCGTCGTGCGGCGACACGGTCGAGGATTCGGCTCCGCGTCCGACCGCCCAGGTGATCAGCGATGCCGACGAGCGCCGGATCGACGCCATGGCCTCGGCGATGGGCGTGACCCTGTTCGGCGGTCAGCTCGAAGGGGCCGCCGCCGAGTTTCGCGGGCTGACCCCCAAGAAGCTGGCGATGCACCTTTCGGGAGGGCCGCGCTTCGGCGTCTCCGACCATGAGGCGGTCAAGGCCGGGATGCGGGCCCGCGGCGTGCTGATGTCGGGCGGCATGCACTCGACCTCGGACTTCACCTACCTGACGACCGAGGTGATGAACCGGGCCCTGCGGGCGGCGTATGCGGCGCGCCCCGGGACCTGGCGCCAGATCTCGCGCCAGCGCACGGCGACCGACTTCCGGACCATGTATTCGGTCCAGGCCGGCGCCGACGTCGAGATGCGCAAGGTCAACGAGCACGGCGAGTACCAGTCGACCGTGCTGAGCGACGACGGCGAGAAGTTCGCCGTCGAGCGCTATGGCCGCGAGGTGCACATCACCTTCGAGGCGATCGTGAACGACGACCTCGGCGCCTTCTCCCGGCTGCCGCAGGACTTCGTGCGCGGCTGCCTCAACCTCGAAAGCCGCATCGCCTGGGGGCTGATCACCGCCAACGGGAACATGGCCGACGGCACGGCCCTGTTCGCGACCGCCGCCAAGCGCAAGAACCTCGCCTCGTCGGGCGCCGCGATCTCGGCGACGTCCGTCGGGCTCGGCCGCAAGGCCATGTGGGAGCAGCGGCCGCTGGGCGCGAAGGCGGACGGCGACGACTTCATCTCGGCGAACCCCGACCTGCTCGTCGTGCCGCCTGCGAAGGAGCTGATCGCGCTGCAGTTCGTGACCGCGACCATCCCCGACTCCGACGGCAACACGAACCCCTTCAAGTCGACGATCACCCCGGTCGTCGAGCCACGTGTCGGCGGCGCGGTGGCGGGCGGCTCGGACACGGCCTGGTATCTCTTCGACACCAGCCTTCCGACCCTCGAGCACGCGTTCCTGTCGGGCTACGAGGCGCCCATGATCACGTCCGAGGACGAGATGAACCCGAAGGGCGTGACGCTGATCGCCGAGCACATCTTCGGGGCCGGCGTCGTCGAGTTCCGCGGCGCCTACAAGAACCCCGGCGCGTAAGTCTCGCGCCGCCGCCCGGAGCCTACTGCGGACGGCGGGTGATCCGCCGTCCGCCACCCTCCCCCGATCATCTTTCCTTCGGAGGCCATGAACATGGCGACGAACTTCCTGCAGCACGGCGACTCGCTGACGGTTGCCGCCCCGGCCGCCAAGTCGAGCGGCGACGGCGTCCTTGTGGGCGACGTGCTCTTCGGCGTGGCGATGGCCGACGCCGAAAACGGCGCCGACCTGGTGATCAAGACCACCGGCGTCTTCGAGCTGCCCAAGACCTCGGCCCAGGCCTGGGACGTGGGCGACGCGATCTACTGGGACGACGATGGCGACGGCGCGACCACGGCGACCACCGCCGGCAACGTCTACATCGGCGTCGCGATCGAGGCGGCGGCCAACCCGTCCAGCACGGGCAAGGTTCGCCTCAACGGCTCGATGCCGCCCGCGGCCGAGTCCGCCTGATGAGCTCGCCTTTCGACGGCCTGCCCGACGTGTTTACGACGGCGCTCGGGCAGACCGTCACGGTGGTGGATGCGCTCGGCCGCAGCCGGGAGGTGCAGGGCATCTTCCGTCGGCCGAGCGCGAGCGATCTCGAGATGACGTTCCGAACGGCGACGCTCGACCTGCGCGAGGCGGATGCCGATCAGCTGCACGACGGCGTCGAGTGCCTGGTCTTCATCGGCGAAGAGACCTTCGTCCTGCGGGCGCCTGAGCCGGACGGCAAGGGCATGGTGAAGTTTCCGCTGAGCCTGCGGGATCCGGAATGACCTTGCCGCGAAAGGAGCTGCGGGACGCCGCCAAGGCCGCGTTGAAGACCATTCCCGGCCTGACGGTGACCGGGCCGCACGCATTCCTGCGAGGCGTCGCAGGCATGCCTTCTGCCGAGGTCGTGGTTTCGCAGGAGACGACGTCGCGTCTCAGCATGGACGGCGACCTGGAGCGGCGCATCCGCCTGTTCGTCGTCCTCCATGGAACCGGCGCTGACGTCGACGACGTCCTCGACGACCTCGCAGAGAAGGTGGAGGCCGCTCTGTATGGCTCGGCCGCCATCATGGCGCTGGTCGGCTCCAGCGACGCTTTCGATGCCACCGGCGCCCAGTTCGAGATCCCCGAAGAGGGGAGCGACCGGCCGGTCGCCCGCCTGCACCTGAGCTTCGAGGCGACGGTCTACTCCGAATCCTGATCCGGGGCCGGACGACCGGCCCCGGCCTTCGCGCGGGCGATGGCTCCGCGCCTTCCAGACACCGATGCGATCGCCAATCGAGGAGGGCTGCACATGCCTGCGATCAAGGGTTCCAAGGTTCGCCTGAAGCAGGGTGATGGCGGCGATCCAACGGAGGCCTTCGCCACCGTCGCCGCCTCCCGCGACATCTCGTATTCGATCGAGGGCGGCGATGCGGACACCACCAGCCAGGACGAGTACCACGAGGCGAGCGGCGAGCACTGGACGGCGGACATCGTCGGCACCCTCACCATGGTGGTGAACGCCAACATGCTGGTGAAGGACAAGACGTCCTATGCCGGGATCATCGCCGACCGCATCGCCGGCACGGTGCGCAACTACCAGATCGAGGTGGTGGGTTTCGGCTCCTGGGAGGGGCCGTTCCGCGTCTCGGCGTTCAGCGGGAGCGGCCAGTTCGACCAGGCGGCCCCGTACACGATGACGCTGCGCAGCCAGGGTCGCGTGACCTTCACCACGGCCGCCTGATGCGCACGCGGGTGGAGAGGCGGATCGGGGGTGAGATGGTCGCCATGGAAGCGACCGTCGGCGCCCTCGAAGCGTTGGCTGCGATCGAGGACTCGATCGCCATCGCCCTGGCGCGCCTGCGGCAGGGGTCGGTGACCCTTACCCGCGTCGCGGTTCGCGAGATGACCGCCGCCGCGGGGCGGCCACGGTCGACCTTCGACGCCTGGTACGACGAGGCGGTGGAGCGCTGCGGGCTCGCCCCGTTCGCAACCCTCGCCTTCGAGGCGCTGGCCGACGCCTACGCGAAGGCGGCGCAGACCAGCGAGGACCTCGAGGGAAACCCCGCGGCCGCGATGGAGACGGCGACGGACGATTCCGGATCGACCGACTGATCGCCTCGGGCGCGAAGATGGGCTGGACCTCGGCAGAGGTTCGGGCCGCTTCGCTCTCCGACTTCATCGCGGCCGTCGACGGGTTCCGCGATTTCCACTGCGCGCCCAATGGCGACGCTCCTCGCATGACGCGCGCCGAGGCCGAAGCTCTCCGCGCCGAGCTCGACGAAGAGGGATGGTGAACCGATGACGGACATCTCGCGCCTCTCGGTCGAGCTCGTCGCCCGAATGGAGGGCTTCGAGCCAGCCCTCCGCAAGGGTGATGCCGCCCTCGGTCGGGCGACCCGGTCCATGGGCGCAAAGGTCGATGCGTTCGACCAGCGGCTCGCCAAGGTTGGCGGCAACAAGCTGATGGGTCTTCAGCAGGCTGGCTACCAGATCGGCGACTTCGCGGTCCAGGTGGCGAGCGGGCAGAACGTCCTCACCGCCTTCATCCAGCAGGGATCGCAGGTGGCCGGCGCTTTCGGTCCGTGGGGCGCGATCATCGGCGCGGCCGGTGCGGTGGCCGGCGCGCTCGCCGTGTCGCTCTGGGACAGCGGCGACGCGGCCGAGAAGCTGGAGCTGGACATCGGCGGGCTGGAAAGCGGCGTTGGCGCCCTCGAGACGACGGTGCGCGCCTACATCGACGCGATCGAGGACACTTCGACCGCGCAGTCGGCCGCCACCAGCAAGATCGTCGCCGACACGAAGCGGGAGTTCGAGGCGAAGAAGGAACTGCTACGCCTCGAGGTTCTTCGGCAAGAGGCGCAGCAGGCCGAGCGAGGAATTCAGATCGCGGCCGCCGAGGCCGAGCTGGGCCGGCTCGACGAGGTCCAGGGGCGGCTTGACCGCATGTCGGACGCTCAGCGCCGCCGCCGCGGCGGCGCCCTCGAAGTCCAGCTCGAAGGACGGGACGAGGCGAGCGCCGCATATCGCCAGCTGGTCGCCGAGGCGACGCTGGCCGAGATCGCCATCGAGCGGGCGAATGAAGCGATCGCTCTCTCCTTCGACGAGACGGTCGCCGCGGTGATGGCCGACGACGACAGTGGGAGCGGGGCCCGCGAGAAGATCGACAAGCTCGCGTCCTCGCTGGAGTCGCTTCGCGACCGACTCGAGGCCATGCGCGAGCGCGCCGAGAGCGGCGCCGCAGCCATCGGTCTCGAAGGCGAGGCCCTTGCCCGGCACAACGCCCAGGTCGAGGTGGCCGCCCTCAAGCAGGGGTTGCTGAACAAGGCGCGCGACGAGGGCCGGGCGCTGACGCCGGAGGATATCGCCAGCATCGACAGGCTCGGCTCCGCCTATGTGGAGGCGGCGGTTTCGGCCGAACGGCTGAAGGAGGCCGAGGAGGATCGCATTGAGGCTGCCGAGGAAGCCGCCCGCGTCAACGAACAGACGGTCGACAGCTTCTCGAACGCGATCACGCAGGCCGAAAGCTTCGCGGACGCCCTGCGGAACGTGGCTCTGGCCTTTGTCGAGATGGCCGCGAAGGGCGCCCTGCTTGGGGAGGGGCCGCTCGGTGGCCTGCAGCAGGCGTTCTCGGCGGTGGCCGCGCCGCTGCTCTCTGCCTCCGCCGCGCCGAGCGTCGCCGACCAGTATGCTCTCTATGGCGCCGGCAAGCGCGCAGCCGGTGGGCCGGTCCTGGCGGGACGGTCCTACATGGTCGGCGAGCACGGGCCGGAGCCGTTTGTGCCAGCCATCGACGGCCGGATCCTGTCGATCCCGCAGGCACAGGCGGCGGTGCGCGGCGACGCCGGGACGGGTGGCCGTCAGGAGATCCACATCACGCTCGAGACGTCGCAGGATCTGAGGACGGTCGCCGAGCAGATCGGCGCCACGGCCGGCGCGGGCGCGGCGGTGAGCATCGTGCGGAAGTCGATGAAGCCGACGAACCTTGCGCGGTCGGTGCAGAATGCCGGGAGGCGCGCCGGATGAGCCTGCCTGAAGGCGTTGGGATCGCGTCCGAGACCTGGCAGGTCGTCCAGGGCGCGCGCGACAACGGACCGGGCATCTCCGGTCAGACCCAGCTAGTCCAGACCGGCGGCCTGCCGTGGCGGGTGACCTATGAGATCATTCTGCGAAACGCGGTCGTTCCCGCCTGGAAGACTTGGATAGTTCGCCAGCGCGACGGCCTCATTCCGGTGATGCTGGGCCCGAGGTTCTACCGAAGCGAAGCCGAGCAGCTCTACGCCGAGGATGGCGGGTTCAGCGACACGACCATGTTCTCGGACACCACGGGCTTCGCCGAGGATCTGGAGATCCCGGTTCCGGTGGCGCTGAACGGGGCCCATGCCGCGGGCGTCGTTTCACTGAGCATTGAGCGGTTCATGGGTGACGGCGACACCCAGGACGGCCCCCCCGTGGTCGCAGACGACTACTCGCCAGGCGAATACATCGGCATCGGGGGGCGGCTTTACATGATCACCACCGTCGAGGCCGGGTCGCCTGCCTACCGCTACGCCACGCTCGGCATCTGGCCGCCGCTGCGTTCGGCCCTGGGTGACGGTGCGGGTGTAGACGATCCGCCCAGGACGAAGATGCGCCTGGAAGAGAAGGGGTCCGGAGGCGTTCCGGATCTGGTGGCGGGCGGCGCGACCCGCTTCACGATCTCGTTTATCGAGTACCTCGGCGCCCGGGAGCCGCTGGAATGAGCGACCTTCCTGCCGCCGTCGTCGCCGAGCTCACCTCCCTCGAGCTGGTCGCGGCCGTCCTGGTCGAGATGGATTTCGACGGCGGGGCGGTGCGCGTCTGGAACGGACCGGGCCAGCTGACGGCCGGGGGCGAGACCTGGGAGGGCGTCGGCCAGTTCGGCGCGATTTCCGAGATCGAGGAGAGCTCGGCCCTCGACGCCTCCGGCTTCACGCTGGAGCTCTGCCACTTCGGCGAGGCCGACCTGACCGACGAGTCCGAGTTCATCGCCGCGTTTCAGGCGGCGCTTGACCAGGACGTGTTCGGCCGGGCGGTCAGGATCTACCTGCAGGTCTTCGACGTCGACACCAACGCCGCCATCGGCGCGCCGCAGGCGGTCGCCTCGGCCCGGATGGTGCATGTCGAGGCGGATTGGCAGTCGGTGGAGACGGCGGCGGTCCGAATCCAGTGCGAGCACGTGCTCGCCTGGGCTCGCATGGCGCCGGCGGCGTACCTGACCGACGCCGACCAGCAGGCCCGCCACCCCGGCGACCTCGCCTGCGAGCTGACGACCATCATCCCGACCCGCGAAGTGACCTGGCCGCGAGACTGACCCCATGCATGACGCCTTCCGCTGGGGCTCGCGCGACTGCGCGACCCTCGCCGCCGACCACGTTCTGGCGATCACGGGGCGGGACCCAATGGCCGACCTCCGGGGGCTCTACGCCTCGCCCCGCGCGGCCGCGCGGGTGCTGGAACGGTTCGGCGGGCTGGTCGGCGCGGTCGATGCGCTGATCGGCTGGCCGCGGGTGGAGGCGGTGCGGGCGGAGGTGGCGGCCCTGCCGACCGACCGCCGCCCGGTCCTCGCGGTGCGCTCCGGCGAGTGGTGGGTGTTCCCGAGCCCGCAGGGAGAGTCGGTCGCCCGCATCTCGATGGTCCGCCCTCTTGCCTGCTGGGGTCCAGCCTGATGCCGGCCGCGATTCCCATCGTGGCCGGCGTCGCGGCGACGGCGGCGGCAGGGTCTGGCGGCGCGCTGCTTGCGGGGACCGCGCTCGGCGCCTTCCTGGGCGGCCCGGCGTTGTTCGGGTTGACCACTGTCGGCGGTCTGGTGGCCGGCGGGATCGTTGCCGGCGGCGGACTGTTGTCCGGCGCTCTCGCCCCCGACATGGCCGGCCCGCGCCTCTCCGCCGCCGCCACCGGCACCGTATCCGAGAGCGCCGGAGCTCGCTGGAACGTCCTCGGGACCTGCCGCTCGGCCGGATCGTGGCTGCTCTACGACGCCTCCGCCGAGAACGAGCTGTGGCAGCTGATCACCATCGCGTCGCACGAGATCGACAGCATCGTCGAGCACCGGCTCGACGACGAGGTGGTGACGCTGGACGGAAGCGGCTGGGTCCAGACGCCCCTGAAGTGGCAAGACCGGGTGCAGATCCAGGTGCTGGACGGCAGCCACGCGGCGACGCTTTCCGACCTGACCTCGGCGTTCGCCTACTGGACCGCCGCGCACAAGGGCCTCGGGCTCGCGCAGGTCGCGATCCGGCAGGTCGCAGTCCCCGCGTCCGAGATCGGCAAGGTCTACCCCGGCCCTGCCCGCCGGCTGCGCTACAGCGCGACCGTCAAGGGCGTCGCCGACCTGCTGGACCCGCGGGACGACTCGACGGGCTGGTCGGCGAACGCCGCGCTGCACGTCCTGGGCCACCTGCGCCGCGCGACGCAGGACGGCGGGCTCGGTCTCACGAATTCCGAGATCGACCTCGCCTCCTTCGAGGCCGCGGCGGACCTCTGCGATGAGAACGTCGCGCTCGCCGCGGGCGGGACCGAGAAGCGCTACAGGGTCGGAGGCATCCAGAGCCGAGACGACGATCCGCGCGACGTCCTGGCGGCGCTGCTCGACGCCATGGACGCCATGGTCTACCTGACTCCAGCGGGGAAGGTGGCGATCCGCACCGGCTTCGACGACGCCCCGGGGGCCGACGAGACCTTCGACGACACGCACATCCTCGCCGCCACCTGGCGGCGAGGCCCGAGCGGGATCGAGCGTTACAACCGCGTCGTGGCCCGCTACCCCTCGGCCGCCCACGGCTACCAGGAGCAGACCTCGCCGCCCTTCGACGCGACGCTCGCCGCCGGCGAGGCCCGCCGCGCCTACCCGCTGGCCCTGGCGTTCGTGACCTCCGGGACGCAGGCGCAGCGCCTCGCCCTGCGCCGCCTGCAGCTGCTCAACGCGCCCTATCACGCGACCGTCAGCATGGACATGGCGGGCCTGATCGCCGTGCCCACCGGGCCCGCGAAGTTCAACGGCCCGCGCTCTCACTGGACCGGCGCGATGCGCGTGCAGCGGCGCACCATCGGCGAGGGGCTGGCGAGCGTGCAGCTCGAATGCGTGGCCAAGCCGGCGAACTACGGCGCCTGGGACGAGACCACCGACGAGAAGCCGATCAGCGACCAGCCCGCTCTTGGCGCCACGGACCAGATCCTTTCGGCCCCGACCGTCACCAGCACCGAGGTCGTCCCGGTGATCGTGAACCAGGGGGCCAAGGGCGCCCGGATCAAGGTCAATTACACCGCCCTCGCCGCCAAGGAGCAGGCCGAGATCGAGATCGAGTGGAGCGTCGCGAACGCGAACGACTGGGAGGGCGCGCGACGGCAGAGCGCCAGCGGCGGCACGGTACGCACCGCCACGCTCGACGACGGCGAGACCTATGACGTCCGCGTCCGCTTCATCGGCCCGGGCGGCGGCGCCACGGACTGGACCGTCGAGGAGGACATCGACGTGATCGCCTACGTCGACCCGCCCGACGCCCCGACCGGGACCGCCGCGAACGCCGTGGGCGCGGTGCTGGGCATCTCGGCCACCGCCCCGGACGACGACGACCACCGCCGCCTGGCGTTCTGGTACTCGGCCACGAACGACTTCGGCACGGCGACGCTGGCGGGCACGCGCCGCTGCGACCCCGGCGCCACCGCCTCGGTGAGCGTCAGCCCCGGCCCGGGGACCTGGTACGTCTGGGCCACCTCCCGAAACGCATCCGGCCTCGACAGCACCGAAGACGGCCCGGACTCCGACACCACCACCTGAACGCGAGGCGCATCGCATGGCCACCGATCCCAATACCGTTTGGGTCGACAGCTCTCCTGTCGCAAAATCCAGCGTCCGCGCACTGATCGCGGAGTTGCAGGCCGCCGCGGCTGCGGCGTTCTCCGCCCGCTGGGCCGTCGCCCGGCCGAACGCCGGCTACCCTGACGGCACGAGCGACCTGTCGGTCGAGATCAGCGGCACGAGCATGACGGTCTCGTGGACCGACCTTCGCCTGATCGACGGCAACGCCACCACGATCCGCGAGATCGCCGACCTGTCGGAGACGACGCTCACCGCCGGCCAGGCGCTCTACATCGCCGAGGACGCGACCTATGACGGCGGCTCCGGCGGCTGGCCCGTCTCGACGGGAACGGTGACCAGCCTCGGGGTCGACGCCGTGACGGGCGGCGACGTCCTCCTGCTGGGCAATTGGTATGGATACCCGCTCGGCCTGCTGGCGGATATTGCGGCGGAGCGCGCCATGAACGCAGTCGTGCAGTCCATGGCCCGGACGCAGGTCACCAAGGGCCGCAGCGTCACTCCCGTGACCGGCGAGGCGATCCCTGATCGCACCTATGTCTTCGGCGGCGCGGCTGCTGTGGACAGCTACGTGCGCCGCGTCCGCTGCTATGCGTCGGACGCCGACGTGCTCCGGATCGCGGCCTATTCCAGGAGCGGCGACGACTTCACGCGCGAGCGCTTCGTCGAGGTCGACGTGTCGGCGGGCGCGAATGAAATCGAGATGGGGCAGCTCCTGAAGGTGCTGGCCGGCGAGTTCGTGGGCGTCCATGCCAAGGCGCAGGAGGCCTTCGTCTATACCGCCGAGCTGGCGGACGGCACGGGGCATTACACCAACTCGACCGGGTTCGCGGAGAGCTTCACCGACGCGACGCTTTCGACCGCATCGCGCCTGCAGCTCGGCCTCGATCTCGAAGAGATGTGGACGACCGAGAAGATCACCGACACGCGCATCGACTCTGGGCGCCGCGAGATCACCCGCGGCCGCGCGGCCGACCCGGTTACCGGCAGCGCGGTCGCGAGCCCCCGAACCTTCGTCTTCGCCGACCCCGCCAACGTCACCGGCCTTCTGTACCGCATGAGGGTCTACGGCGTGTCGGAGGGCTCGATCTACATCCGCACCTATGACCGCTCCGGCTCGACGCTGACGATGGCAGCGCAGGTCGAAGCCTTCTTCGACGCGGGGTTGAGCGAATTCCTGTTGCCCGAACCGCTGGAGGTGCTGGAGGGCCAGTACATCGGCTGCCACAGCCCGGGCGCGGATTTCGTTTTCATTTCGGCGAGCGGGGATTCCGGGGGCTACTACTCGTTTACCAGCGACATGACCTCGGGCACGCTCCCGAGCATCAACACCGTCTCGCAGCTGCAGATCGGCTTCGACATCGTGCAGGCGGACGCTTTCGAGCGGCTGTTGGCTGCGGGCGACATCGCCGGCCCCGGCCCCTCGCGGGCCCCGGATGGCGTGGTGCTGGTCTGGGTGCTGGGGCAGTCCAACATGTCCGGGCGCGGCCCGGGCTACGGCGCGATCCAGCTCGATGCCGGCGAGAGCTGGATGTGGGACCGCTCCGGTGCGGCGCTCGTAACGCTCGCCGACCCCACCGGCAACGACGCCTCGGCCGCCGGCTCCGCCTGGCCGGCGATGGGGCGCGCGGTGCTCGATCAGACCGATGGGGCCGTGGGCGTGGTCGTGGTCAACTCGGCCGAGGGTGGCACCAACGTCGGGAGCGACTGGGGCGCGGCCGGCTCGGCCTGGACCACGGCGCAGAGCGACCTTTCCGACGCGCTCGCCGCAGTGGCCGCGGCCGGGCTCAATGTGATGGGGTGCTGTGTCGTCTGGGGGCAGGGAGAGAGCGACGCGGTGCTCGGCACGTCCGGGGCCACCTACAAGACCAGCTTCGCCGATCTCGGCGCCCGGATCGACGCCGAGACCGGGATGACCGGGACGCCCATCCTGATGGTGCAAACCGGGGTCGATATCGACGGCGACACGGCGGCCTGGCAGGCGATCCGCACGGCGCAGGCCGAGATCGCCCGCGATACGGCCAACGTCTGGATGGTGCATGCCGGGGCCAAGAGGTTCGCCGCGTCCGGGCAGATGATCGACGATTACCACTATGCGCAGTCCGCCTATGACCAGATCGGCCGAGCCGTGGCGGCCGCCGCGCTCTCGCGTGGGCTGGGCGTGCGGTGGGATGGTCTGGACTGAGGAGCGCCCCATGCTGACCCCCACCACCGACCTCCTGCGCGCCGCGGTCTCCGCCGCCGCAGACATCCGGCGCAGCGCCGTCGCCATGCACGAGGCGACCACGCTGCCCGCCTCCCGCCTGGCGGCCGAGGCCACGGCCCTGCAGGCTCGCTTCGAGGCCGTCGCCCCCGTCCTCTCCCATGCCCTGGGCGGCGAGGATGATGCGGCCGAGGTCCAGGCCGCCGCCGTGGCGCTCTACGGCCGTCGGGCGCCGGGCGACGTCGTGGGGCTGATCCTGGCGGCGCAGGCGGCGGGCGCCGTGGCCGTCAGCGCGATCCGCGGCGTGATCGGCGATAAGGTCGAGACGCATATCTGGAACGAACCGAGCGGCCGCTATCTCCCGATCATCAAGGCGGGGACGGACCTCGACCCGCTGCGGGCGCCGCTGGCCGCCCTGATCGCAGCGCTGGACCCGATCAGTGGCTGATCTCATCTCGCCGGGGTCGGCCATGATCGACCGCTTTCGCATCGAGCCCGCGACGGGCCGGACCTACCATGCCCCCCAAGGTGGAGGCGGGGGCTACGACCCCGGCGTAACCACCAGCCGGCTGCGGGGCGCGATACTGGACAAAGGCACGGGCGCGCTCGTGATCTCCGATCTCGCATCGGTGAACGTGACGCGGCCGGCGAGCACGCTGCAGGACGGCCTGACGTTCGGATGGGCGCCTGCGGTCCAGGGGGGCGGCTCTTCGCTCACGGACTACTCGGGGCAGGGGCGACCCGGCGCCTTCCTCGGGTCCCCCGCTTGGGGCTCGGGCGGCCTCGTGCTGTCCCCCGCTGCAGCCGCCCGGGTTTCAGTGCCCCGGGCGGGCATCGTGTCGGGCGCGTTCACGATCTACGCCCGCTGCTCGGTGGCGGACCCGAGCCGCCTCCAGTGGATCTGGGGCGCGCACTCCTCCAACGCCGATGGGATGTCGCTGTGGGTGTTCGACGGGAGGTTTCAGATCGGGTCCTGGAATGGCGGCGGGGGCGGGACGTTCGCGGTCTCCGCGGGCACGACTTATGACCTCGCCATCACCAGCGAGCAGACCGGCGCCGGCCTGTTCCGCCACCGCCTGCATGTGGACGGCAGTCTCGCCTATGAGCGGACCGGCTCGTTCTACACCGCCTCCCAGTCCGGCAACCTGTGC